CTGGGTCCTGAACTCCTCCACTGTATTGACAGGGAAAATTACCATACGCTTGGAGTCAATACCACGACTCTCAATCATCTGCTTACTAATGGCAGACTCGGTTTCAAAATAAAGGACGCCAGCATCAGGATCAAGATCAAGGAAATTACGAACGACAGAAAGGCAAAAGAAAGTCTTTCCAGTCCCCGATTCTCCTGCAAGAGCAGTGATCTTATTGGAGGGAATACCTCCAAAAATGCTGCCACTAACCAGGGCATTAAAGATATAACTTCCAGTATCAACAAAAGTTTCAACGTCACCAGCAGCAATGCCATCAGATGCACGAGAAGCAAACTCATTCTTGGTGTCCTTGAGGATAGAAGATAAGAAGTCCATAATTATAAAAATGATAGTAGTGAAATAGTTTTCTCGGAGTCCCAGCCAATACAGTTTAGCACATTCTTGAGAGGTTCATAGAATGATTTCTCAAACTGCATCTTGTGATCGATATATCTTTCGATATTGAACTCTGTGGGTATTCTACCCATAAAGGAGATAGTATTCTCCATGATTGGATTGGGAGTTCTCAAATATAAGAACTTAATCTTCTCGCCCTCTTGTATCAACGCATGTTTGTTTTGAATCTTGTACTTTCTCACGTAAAAATTGTACAACAGAGCACCCCTAACGTGAATAGGTGTACCTTTAGAATAGATATCAGTTCTTGACTGATACTTGGAGAGATTATTACAACCACGAGGGAACGCAATGTCCTGATACTCTTGGTTTTTCGTCTCTTCTCTTACTTCATCAATGAATTTAATCACATCATCATTGTCACCATTAATAATGATGGTGTAAGCTTTCTTGAGTTTGTCTCGGAAGAACGCAGGGGTAGATGAACGTGCCGTTTCCATACCACAGATCTTCATCTTTGGTTCATTGTAACGAACACCCTCACTGTCCCAGACGTTGAGGATATATCGTTTCTTGGCGGTCCAGATGCCCTTGGAAGCGATGTTCTCCCGCTTCATCTTCATCTTCTGCGCGTATGCCCGAACATAAGTGGAGAGTTCTTGGTAAGAACTTTCAATAAACTTCTCAAATTCCACCTCACACACCTTGTTAAGGAACCCAACAATGACTTCATCATTTGCCTCTCGTCCCTTGAATACCTCCTGCACCAAAGGACCGAGGTTAAGATACATAGAATCGGTGTCGCAAGCAATAACGTAATCAATGTCATTTGTCTTCAGAATATTGTTCAAGTATGCATTGGTCTTGTCACTAATCCATCGGATAGACAACTGACCTGATAGTGTGATTGCTTCAGCAATCTCCAATCGAAAGTATCGAAAGTGTTCGTTACCAATGGCACCATAAGCAGAGTTGAGTTGGATCTTCCTTGCCATCTGAATGTTGTTACAGCGAGAGATTTCTTTCTGTAATGCGACAGTAGGTGTCTTCTCATACTGCTGCTTGGCAGCGAGCATCTTTTTCTTGTAGATGGTTCGTTCCTGATAGATCTTCTCCATCAGCTTGGGCAAGAAACCCTGGTTTGTCGTGTCGTAATAGGTGCCGTTAGGACACACTGTGACCCCCTCCAAGGAGCTTGTGTCTATTTCTTTAGCAAGTAGTCTCTCGACGTTTGCACTGGGGTGACGGGTGGGTAGCAGCGTCTCTGGCGAGAGATTGTACTGCATAATGAGGTGAGGGTATAGGGAGTTGAGGTCAAAAGAGACAACCCAGTCATAGATCCCTGGAATAGGTTCTTTAACATACGCTCCAGCATACTTCGCATCTTTTTGTGATTTACGTTTAGGTGGGATAGCAATCTTCTGACGTGCAAGATACACATAGATGATGTTATCCCACATACGGACCTGTGAATACACATCCTCAAAATTTACCTTGGCATCATACGCCATGGTGACAGCTAGTTCTAGCAGTTTCATCTTGTCATCCAACCTGTCAACCAGGCGAACGTCAATGATGTTATATTCTACAAACTTCTGCCAGTCTTTAGTATAGAACTCTTTAAAAGTATCATACTCACTGTGGTCAAGTTTCTTCTGACCTAGTTCTACGAATGCAATATGATCTAGACGATAAGATTCTTGGTTGGTGTAAGTAAACTTACGATACAACTCAAGATAGTCTAGTGTTGCTACACCAGTGATGTCATAAGCAAGTTGTTCTCTACCCTTGATAAAGATCCTACGTGGATAGATGTTCTTCCAAGGCGAGAGAAGCTTTGCTTCTTTCTCACCAAGGATACGCTCTATGCGGCGGATGATATACGGCATATCGAACAGTTGTACGTTCCATCCAGTGATCACGTCAGGGCAGTTTGCCTGCCAATCGTGGAGGAATCCTTTCAACAAACCTTCCTCGGTCTGGAACTGTAGGTATTGCACGTCCTTCTCTGTATTCATGAAGGGACGTGAACCATACACTGTGATCTTGCCCGTTGTAGAGTCTTTAATGCTGATCAGAAGGATCTCCTGGTCAGCTGACTCGATGTCAGGGAAACCATTCTCGGCACCCGTCTCAATATCAAGAGTGAAGATACGAATCTGATTCATATCAAACTTCATGTCCTCATCAGGGTACGTCTCAAAGATGTACTGATTAAGAAAACGAGTCTGACCACAGATTTCATAGTCTTCTAGGTCTCGGTGTGCTTCCATAAAGGATTTTGCATCCCCGATAGAACCCTGTTGGACAGGGCGCACACTTCGACCATCAAGTGTTTTCCATTCTTCCTTAACTCTAGAAGGAAGAAACAGTGTAGGATTAAACTTGACACGATCTTCAAAAGGCAGACCGTGGTCGTACCCACGGACTAGGATCGTATTGCCTGTTTGCTCAACACTGGTGTAAAACTTCATTCAGATTTGATTTCGTAAAAAAGCGATGCGGTTTTGCTATCAGGTTCAGCAATCAAAGTGATGTCTGAAGACCTGACCGCCAACTCACGGTCATCGGAAAAAGGTGGGAAGGTGGTGAGACCATCTTCCGTTACCTCACAGGGGTATTTTAGCACACAATCGGGATCCCCGAACTCAACACCAGGAATCTCTTCAACTTCGCTGACTATCCAGCGACTCTCAAACCGCAGGAGCTTCAGCATCAGTTACCTCCTCAACTACTGGAACAAATCCAGTTTCAGCAGCTGCTGCTTCCACTTGTGCTTGCTCTTGTTCTACTGCTTGTGCTACAGTTCTTGTATAAGCTTCTTCCAAACCAGGATCCACTGCACCAACACATGTTACGGAAGAGAATGGAATTTTAAATTGTGTATCAATAGAGAATGGAAGCCACTTATTGAATCGGACTTGCACTTCCTGACGCCCCGTTTCAGGACCCTGTTCTAGGTTCAAAGTGTAGGGTCGAATCATGATGAGACAAATGGGCTTGCCATCTTGCTCGTCTCCTTCACGTACTTCCTGCAGGTCACAAATAATACGTTCGTGTGTACCAGACAGGACTACGATTGCGTTTGCCATAATAGAAAAGTGTTGAACTGTTTTATTTTAACACAAAAAAAGAGGGGCGTCAACTGGATTGTGCCAGTTGCCCCTCTGCGGCGACGATATGTCTTTATTTAGTAATAAGATATTCCTTTTCATTTTGGTATGGATGAGTTTGTCCAGACCAAAGCTTATATCCTTGTATCATTTCAGGTATCAACCACTGATCCACTCGATAACAATACTGCCAGTTGACTGGTTGGACGCAATTTACTACCGCAACATTCCAGAAGGCTACCAAGTGAATAATTAATGATTTCATTCTAACAATAACTCTTTATCACCACCAATATTATAGACAGTTCTTCTTTGATGTTCGGGTAGAATTTTTTCTAGCGAAACAGAAAGCAAACCATCTTCAAAAACTACATCTACAACTCTAACATCATCACCTAGTTGCCAGGTATTGGTAAAGGATCTTTTAGACAATCCTTTGTGTAAGTATTCTGGTTCAGTATCTCTTTTCTTATTGATGCTGGCAACTTTGAGAATGTTAGATTCTGTAGATACCTCAATCTCTTCTTTTTTAAAACCTGCAAGAGCAATTTCGATTTCGTAATTACTAGTGTCATGCTTGATTAAATTGTACGGGGGGTAGTTAGTATTGTGTGCAGTCATACTATCTAGGCGATGAAAGATATCATCGAGCCCGACAAAGTGTGGGGAATAGACATCCCAAGCGTACTTGTTCATGAGTAACTCCTGTATTAGCGAGTGTTTTTGTGTGGACCCCGAAGGCATCCATAAGTATATATTAACACTAGCAATAAAAAACGGGGTGTTGAACCCCGTTATTTTTTATTCGGTTTACACTTCAGTTTTCTTGCGACCAATATTATATTTTGACTCTAGGATCCAGTCATCTTTATCCTTAAAAGACAACACTTTAATTTGATTGAGAGGAGCAATATCTTCAATGCGTTCTGCTTCAACTACAGATACGAGACCCCAGTCTGATAACAGTTGAGTGATACGATTTCTTCGTTGAACATCATTAAGAGTAAAGTTTGTTTTTTTGCCATCCAAAGCAAACAACTCTTTAAAATGAACGATGTAATATCTACCCTGCTTGTGTAGAATATGACATGATTGATATAGCTTACGTTCTTTTCTTGAAGCAACACCAATACGGGTTAGTGTCTCACGAACCTTCAGAAAATCGTCTGGTTCAGACAGACTAACTTCTACCATATCAGAAGGTTGCCATTGTACTTCAATTTCAGTGCTCATCTTGTTCCGCCTGTATCTAATAGTTTTGCTATTGTTTCAAGATCAGAATTCGTGAGAATTCTTAAAGCGGCAAGTGCTTTGTTATGGTTATATCCATAATATTGCTTCACCAAGTCAAGATGCTCAAGAGTTTCCTTCTTCGCCCAAGGAGCGAAACGCTTCCTAGGTTTCAAACTATTTATAAAAAAATCATATTGCATCTGCTTATCTAATTCAGGATGCATATTCATTTCATTGGCGTACAATATCGAATCAATATGATGTGACATGCACTTATTAATAATGAAGGGAGGATAACCTTTTACAGCTTCCTTATCTCCATGCAGTATATTTTTCTTCGACTGATTAATTGAATACAAATAATCAGTAAGTTTATAACTCATAATTTAGCAGTAACACTCATCACTTTTGCATTTGGATTACGAGCAAGAGCAACCTCTCTTGCTTCCTGGTAGTTACGTGCAATCACCTCTTCTTTAAAGACGGTGCCTGCTACGAATAGGGTGACTTCACACTTCATAATTAGTAAGGACTAGTTCCTTGCGAGCTGCTTGATCTGTATTATAACTCCCCACGCTCCTCATGGTGTAAGTGTGTGCAAATTCTCCTACTGTCCACCCTTGGAACCGATCTTTGACCAGTTGAGACGAATTGTAAGATACAAGTTGAGGACAGATGAACCGATCGCAATCATTAGCAAAGGTATCATGACAGAAGGACTTGTGCATAGACCCGCTCCTTCCATAGAGGTTATCTCTAATATCATATGGGGGGTCGAGATAGATGAAGGTATCTCGATCATCGGTGAAGAGCTGTTCATAAGATAGATTAGTAATTTTCCATTCTTTGATCATCAACGAATAGTCTGGGAGTTTATCAATGCCTCGCATTGAGAAATTACTTTCTGAAGCCTGCTTTGAGAAGGAACTGGATTCAGTGAGACCAGAAAAAGAGCACTTGTTAACAACGTAAAAAGCAACAGCACGAGATATGTCGGATGTCTGATCATCGTTTACCTTTCCTTTAGCTTGTTGAAATAATACTTTAGCTGATACTGGTTCACAATAAACTTCTTTCAACTGCATCAACTGATCACGAATCTCTGTACCATTCTCCTGGAGTTCTCTCCAGAAGTTATACAGTGGTTCATACAGATCATTGACCCAGATGTCTAGTTTTGGATAACGTTTACCAATCTCGATGGCAACAGAGCCGCCACCAAGAAATGGTTCACGATACTCTCTTGCCTGGGAAAGGTCTGGGAGGTACTGGAACAGTTTGCTTACCGCTCTGCTCTTTCCCCCTGGATACCTCAACGGAGTTTTTAGCGACTTCAATGTCTGGGGCATGATATTTAAGGTACTCACGAAAGATCATTTTCATTTCACGTTCTGTCATACCACAATGAGCTGCAGCATGAGGTAGATTCATTGTAGCATGAAACAGTGCTTCATTTGCTTCCTGAACATTTTCAGGTGTCGTCTTCTTCATTGACATTTTCAAAATCCTCAATTTGATTTGCGGATACTTCATGCTCACCCGCAATAAGATACCAGTGATGTCCTGCACGTTCACCAAGATACTTCAGTTCCTCATCAATCCATGCGTGTTCACGCATCGCGGCTTGAATTTTTAGATGTATCAGTTCTTCCTGTGTAGGTACTTTCATCAGAGAATAATTTTCTTCTGTGGTGTAATTACTTTAGAAAACAATCCTTCGTATGATTGAGTTAAATCTTCATTCAATTCTGTTTGATACACCACATAATTTTTGGGGATAGTCAAAGGAATTCCTTCTTTGGCGAGAGGAGACCAGGGAGCAAAGGACAGTTGTCCACGTTCCATAGGCACAGCAACAACAGCATTCTCTACGAGATAGCGGTCATCATTCTCTTCTTTGATCTGGCAGATAACATCTTCGCCAGAGTATAGTCGCAGTAGTACAGTCATTTAAATTCGCATCCTAGCATAATTTCTGTTAAACATGCCAACAGGTTGATCTCCTGATCGGCAACAAAAGCAATTTGATACTGGTACTTGGCTAGAACCAGAACTGCTTCAGGTATAGATGATCCTTTAAGGTTAGCATAAAGGATATCATAAATTTTACGCATGACAATGTTTGGGTCATTGTCAGTATTTTCTACTACCCATCTTTTAATAGTAGTAAACTCCTTGTTCTTCATCGCTTTCACAAGGTCGTCTAGTTTGATATCTGCAATATCACATAGGATATCTACATTGATCTCACCAGCAGCTGCGTGTCTTTGACACTCATTGATCAAACGACGCCAGTCAGGGCTGTAACGCATGACTAACTTACCAATGACATCTTTGTCGAAGGTGACATTATTCTCTTTAAGAATTTTTGTCATACGCAAGAAGAACTTACCCTGAATCTCTCGCTTGTCCTCATTCTTGATCCTAAAATCAACCACAGTGCATCGAGAATGCAGTGGTTCGATGATCTTATTAGGAAAGTTACAGGTAAAGATGAACCGACAGTTGCTATGGAACTCTTCGATAGCGGTCCTCAACGACAGTTGAACGTCGTTGGTGGTGTTGTCTGCCTCATCGATAATAACGACCTTGTGGGCGCTGCTAGAGGACAGAGAGACAGTGCTGGCAAATGTACGCACCTTCTGTCGGATGGTGTCTAGGAAGCGACCCTCGTCACTACCATTGATAACGATATATGAGGCACCAATCTCCTCACACAATGCTTTCGCAACCGTGGTCTTGCCAATACCTGCACTACCAGGGAGTAGCAGGTTAGGGAGTTCACCCTGTTCAACAAAACCTTTGAACACATTGAGAATGCTCGCAGGAAGAATACAGTCATCAATTGTATGAGGACGATACTCTTCCACCCATAAAAATTTCTTGTTCATCAAGGTTCAAGTGCAATAAAATACTTCAAGTCGAGACGTTGATGCTTCCACATGCTCACTAGTTTCTGGGAAACTTCTACATGATAATCACCATTGTGAAGTCGGAGGTTATCCATCTTCATACAAAGATTATGAATGCCTGTAGAGTTACCAGTTACAGTCTGCTCGTATACATTGCTAGTAGCATCTTCTTTGTTGAAGAGCTTGATTGCAATGTTGCCATCACCATCAGAAGTAAATGATAGATCTGGCAGACTGTACACCGTGCTGGCAGTCTTCAAAGCTTTAATATCTTCAGCAGAAATATTAAACTCAATATCAGCACCAGGGAACTTTACATTCTTTTCAGGTGCTGCCTTGAGAGTGATCTCTGGGTTGGAGAAGTAGTAACGTGCCTTGCGACCATTGCCAATAATATTGACATGTTGCTCTGCAAACTCCAGAACAGGAGAGTCGAACAAACTCATACCAGTCAGAAACTCCGACAGGTCATAGATGCCAAAACTCTGTGGAAAAGTCTCTTCACAGTTGAACTCTGCAATAGAGTTCTCACCCACGCTGATAGTCTTCAGAGTATTACCCTGACGAATCATAATAGAACTATTGATTGTAGCAAAGTTCTTTAGGATTGCGTGAGTGTCATTAGATAAAATGAGTTTGCTCATTGAGGATATGATTCAGTAATGTTACTTTTGTCGGAGAAGTGGAGAAGGAGAAGACCGTAGTGAAGGATCTTGATGATGTCACGACGGGCAGTTCCTTTCTTATCATACCGCGAAGCATACTTTAGAATGTTGCTGCGACAGAATGCTTCTGCATCTCCACAGGCTTCAATCAGATCTAACGTCTGAATTGCATCATTGCCTGCTGAATAGTGTTGTCCATAAGTTCCAGTAATGTAATCACGTAGCTCTTGAAGAAGAGCTTCTTCATTGTATTTCAAAGACATGCTTGGTTGATGTACCTCAATTTGTTATGATAGCATCCATGTAAGGATACGTCAAGTGGTTTATTCTTCACAGTCTACATTCTCATCAATTTTGTCATAGAGTTCAATGAATGATGTTTTAGTTTCTTCGTCAAAACGATTGGTACAAACTTGGATAGACTTCATACGCTTACCAAAGATCTTGTAGGCTTGTACAATGTGGACCAGGCGACGGGTGCTGATAACCTCATCAATACCACCATCTTTGAAAGTCTTGCGAATGATATCTGCCCAGTCTACTAGTTTTTCAACGAACTGTGCATCATCACAGAGTTTCAAAAGAATCTTGGACTCAACAGCAGGAGTAGGATACTCTTGCTCGAAGGTGACACAGAAACGCTCAAGGAATGCTTCATTCAATACGTTAGTACCAATAAAACGACCGTCATCAGAACCCTTACCCTTGGTGTTGGCGGTAGCAAGAACGGTAAATCCTTCTGTAGGTTGAACAAACTTACCAATCTTCTTCAGGAAGATACCCTTACCCTCAAGAATAGATTGGAGACAAAGGATTTTGTTGGATGCCAAATCGATTTCATCCAGAAGGAGAACAGCACCACGCTCAAGAGCTTCAATGACAGGACCATTGTGCCAGACAGTATTACCATCAACCAGACGGAAACCGCCAATAAGATCATCTTCATCAGTTTCTACTGTGATGTTGACACGGATGAGTTCTCTGCCAAGTTGAGCACACGCTTGTTCGACACAAAACGTTTTGCCATTACCAGAGAGACCCGTGATAAACGTAGGATAAAAAATACGGGACTTAATAATTTTTTTGATATCAGCAAAATCACCAAACTGGATGAAGGAATCATCTTTTTCAGGAATAAGATTTAGTTCAATAGCAGGTTGTGCAGTAGGTGCCTGATAGGTTTGCTCTAGTTGCTCGGCAGTGAGACTCCACTTACCGTAACTAACTTTGTACTTCTCAAGACGCTTGCAAATGGTAGGGTAAGAAACACCAAACTGATCCGCAGCTTTCAGAACTGCTTGACTATCAAACTCATTGCCATAGTTGTCAGAGAAAAACTGCTGAAGTGCGTTGGGATCGATGTTAGCGGAACGAGGCATTGTCTTTTTTGTTGATGGATTAATTATAGGGCAGGATACCCCCAAGACCAGGGGGCAGTGGACAGTTAGTTAAGCGACCATATCGACAAAGGAAGAAAGGATTTTCTTGTTCGTGGTCTTTGCTTTCAACATACTCTTAAATGCTTTAGCAATCTGTGCTTTAGTAGCATCATCAGAAACTTCAAAGTCGGATGATTTATTAATTGAAGTAGATGCAATTAGGTACAGGGAACTGTATCCAAGTTGTTTCTCAAACACAAAGGACTTATCTTTCCTCCATTTTTTAAGAACACTATCAGCAGGTTGATTGTATGTATTCCGATAGAGGTAAGAAAAATCATTACCAGTCAAGATTCTGAATCCAAGGAAGTTTACTTCAGGGAAGTTATGACATAGGTTCTCAAGCAAAATTGTAGTGATACAATCATTGTAGTTAGATCCACACCGCCTATAAACATTACCTGTCTTACGATCACGAAGGCGAACATCACCATCAACAGCACGTTGACCCCAGTAAGTGTACTCACTACCAGCACCAATAGTAACATTGTAGCTGATATTGTTTGACTCACCGTCAGTCAAAATTACAGTGTTGATCTTTTGAACCCCAGTCATTTTTTTGAACATGGGAAT